GTGGCTTCGGTGCTTTCTGCATCCACTCGGGCAATGATGCCTTGGCCCAATCAGCAACAGGCTTGCGCTCATAACCATCAACGACAACAACAGTGCCATCAGCTTCACGTTCAATCTTGTCGGCTGACAGCTTGGTTTTAAGCACCAAGTCAGGATCATGCACAATGTCGGCCAGTGCAGAAACAGCAGGGCTGATCAGCTCCAGTTCACGAACCTTTGCTTCAAGTTCTGCAATGCGCTGGTCCTTTTCCGCCGACGCCTCACGGAACTGCTGCTCCAGAGCCTGTCGTGCTTCGGTGTACTTTCCTTCGGATTCAAGTTTTGACTGTTCTGCTTGTCGCTTGAAGTCCAGCAGTTCCTGAATATCCACCCCATCGGGCACCGCCTTTGCTTTCTTGAGTTTTCCGATCAGCTCATGGTTTTTACGCTCAAGAGCTTCAATGCTGCTTTTCAGTGCTTCGGCTTCTGTGTTGCTGGCCACATCAGGTGATGTAGGCTCTTGATTCTGTTCTTCAGGCATGAAAAACCCGTAGAGTAAGGTTTCGGTTGAATTTTATCACCGATTTATTGTTTTGGCGTCCAAGTATGCTTAGGGTTGCGATTTTTCGCTTGTTCTTGAATTGTCGCCCAACGGACGTTTCCAGGAGCATAATCACCCATAGGGTCAATTCGATCTAAAGTCAATCCTTCCGGGCGTGGACCAAGTTCTTCCAAGAACTGTTCGTACGTTTCAAACAAAAAACGAACATGTCCGTAAGCGTTCTTGTGATTGTCCCTTACGCGTCTCTTGGCACGAATAAAAGATTTGTAAGCGCCCTGATTTTTGCGTAGTTCAGAAGGGTCTTTTTTCCAAGTAACTGGCCTTGTTTTTAGTGCACACGGCTTACAAAGTAGCTGCTCGCCAAGTCTTTCTTTCTTATCGACCAAATCCTTGCGTGCTGCGCGCCCTTGGTTGCAGCAAGGGCAGATTACCTGAACGTATGAATGATGCGCTGCCAACTTTCTGAAGCGGTTACCACTTTATTTTAGCGCCACTTGCTCCTGGCTGCCCAGAATGCTGCTGACATCTTGCCTTTGGCGATGTTCTTGGCGTGACGTGCCATGAATGATGCACGACGTGCCTTGGCTGCTTTTGATTCGCCTTGTCGTGGTGGTGAACCTGATACACCTTGCTGCCCAAAACGGATCAGCTTGATCTTGTCGCCTTCTTTGGCGAGTACCGCGTGAGATTTGGTTGGATGGTTTGGCGTGCGCTTGGGTTTGTTGTAACCAGCGAAGGTCTCGCCACGGTACTTAATGCTCATGATCGTTTCGGTGCCTTGCGGAGTTGTGACTGACGCTTAAGCACTGGATTGCCGGTTGATTCAGATTTAATCCGAATCACAGGATCGTCCTTGCTGCCAACACGGGTGATGTTGCCACCAGTCGGACCTTTGATCATGGCGCGTTCACCAGCGATGCTGGTTACAACACCGTAAGTGCGCTTGCCTTGATAGGTCCAGCTCACACGATCACCGCGTTTCATTTTTTCTTGCCTCCTTTTTTGGTCATTGGCTTTTGAGGCTTTTTAGGGCCTTTGTTGTAACCAGGCATGATTCAGAAGCCGCTGAACTTAGTCTAGTTTGCCGTACCGCCTGCGTAAGTCTTGCAGCGTAAGCTCTGAACCATCGTCACGAACAAGTTTTGCTATTGCATCTTTTGGGCCATGTTTACGAGCAAGGCGATCAAAGTATCTTGCCTTTTCCTTGCCTAGTGCTTCAATTTTGCGTGCTTTATTTTCTGGGCGGGCTAACCATTGCCCATAGCTTGTATCTGCTGGCACCATGCCGCCTGCCGCTGCACGTTTACCTGCTGGTGGTGGGTCAAAACCTAATCCTTTGTAGTCAACTACAGCAACCGTCGTACTGCGGCAGTTGAAGTGTTGCGGTGGCTCCGGACCCTTGCCATATTCAAATTCTCTGCCATCCAATGCACGACAAATGGCAGAAGTACGAGTATCAAGCGTTGCGACATAACGGTATTTTTTTGTGATGTCTTGGTTGGCTTCATAGACCTGCTGTGATGCGGCATTAGCAACCTGATTGATGCTAGTGCGAACAAGGGTAATGACTTGATGGTTTGCTGCTTTGGTTAACTCACCACCTGCAAGCTGTATTTGTTTTACAGATTTTGCACGCTGCCCAAACTCCAGTTGAATATCACCACGACGTTGAAGTCGTCCAGTTAATCTGCGCGCAATGTCTTGTGTTGTCTCACCAGTCAATAATCCTTGGCGTACAACCTGCGCGAATCGTTCGGCTTGATTTTCTGCGATGCCACGGAATGCCTTCTCAACAATTTTGCCATTGGGCAGTGTGATCGTTGCACCTTGAGCAGCAGTCAAACTAAAGGTCTGTGGTGCACCCTGCACTGCAGCAAATAGATCATCCGACAGTGTGACTACATTGATTTGCGTTGGATCGGTGGTGACGACGGCTTGAGCAAACTGCGGGCTGATCTCTACGGTGCGAACCATATTGCGACTGCCGCGTGGTAATACCTTTTTGAGTTGTTCTTCTACAAATTCAGATTGCAACTCAGCTAAACCCTGTAGTTCTCCTGCAGTCAATACAGCACTATCACCTGCCCATGTTGCCAATGATTCCTTAAGTTGCGCCAGGATTGATCGTAACCGTGCAGCTCTTTGTGATTCCGTTATTGTGGGCAATTCGCCGTCAGTAACATTAGGGATCAGTCTTTGCAGTTGATCAACAGCATCCAGAATAATGTTGTTGTAATTGACAACAACCCTGCGGGCAACACTGTTGCTGTAGCGATTCAAATCAATCGCATTGCGATACAACGCCTCCGGTGTGCTCATTCTTCATCCAGTCCCAAATGTTCTGGATTATACGGGCAGATCATTGAAATATCAGCACCGCCAAGCATTGCTTTCCTTGCAACTTCTACAAAGCCTTCGATCGTATCAACACCTTCATCAATTAACTTTACTTCATCAACTTGTACGATTTTACCATCATTATCACGCCGTTCCATTCTTACAACAGCAAAATATCGATTAGGCAACTCCTGCTGCACATAGTGAAAAATGCGCTTCTCCGACGTGTCCGATTCCATGACCCGTTGGTAGCTGTCACCATCATGCCGCATCATCATCGATCACGGTGTCTTCTTCTGCCGGTACTGGCGCTGGTGTAGGCGTCGCCTCCATCAACCCACCGTTTTGCGTTGCATCCAGTTCTTCCTCTACATCAAAGTCATCACCAAGCACTTCACCTTCTGATAGCTGCATCAGCAGCGTTTCTTGCGTGATCGTGCCTGCGGTGTAAAGCTGCAGCAGTGCTTGGATTTCTTGCGGCTCCAGTCTGGTGCCAAGGAAGTCTCGGTTGACATAGCAGCTACCTGGTTGCCGATCACCAAGGTACTGTGCATGGAACTGCAGGCAGTTGTCGATCATGTCCTGCATGTTTTGAGCGATCACCATCATCGTTGAGTCGCCTTGGCTGCGGTCTAATCGTTTGGCTTCTGCAGTTTCAGCAGACAGCTTCTGACCAAGCACAGCGGTCAGACCCAGTTCATTGATCTGCTTTTCAATTTGATCTAGCCGTTGGAACTGCGATGCAAACGCATCAGATGATGGCGCAATATATTCGGCGCGTCCATCAGCAGGGAATGCAATCGCTTCACCAGGACCAGCCGATACTTCTTCAGCAGCAGACGGGAAGCCATAGAACGCAAGCATCGGCACTGCTGAGATGTGCAGTTGATTGTCAAGGTCCGATTGGATTTGATACGCCTTCAGGTTTAGGTTGGCAATGTCCTCCAGTGGTGGGCGTGATTCAAAGGTGTTTACACGATTGGAATATGCGACACCAAATGGGATGCGGTTGAGACTGGTGCGACCTTCATCAACGACGCGGAAGTCACCTTTCTTTTCATCACGTTGGAATAGCTTAAATTCACCAGGCGACAGCACACGGATCTGCTGCACTTCTTTTTCGCCGTAGTCACCATCAGGCACGATGATGGATTCTGACAGGCGAAGCTGCATCAGCTTTTGTTCGCCGTCAATGATTTCAGTACGCCAGCCAAGGATGTCGCGTGGTGTGTATGAAGTCCAGTAAGGTCTACCACCATCACGCGGTGCATCAACTAAAACACCGACATGGCCGTAACGAATCATCTTGCGTGCTGTTTCGTAGCACCAGACGTTTAGATCTGCACCACTTAGATCAACGTTGAAAAGCTGTTCACGGATTTGATCGGATGTATCGTTCAACCGCACTGGTTTGCGTGTAAGCATTCCAGCCAGCATCCGTTCAAGGCGCTGATAATACGGCGGGCAAATTGAAGTGCTCAGCCTGCGGTCATAGCTTTCATCAAGTTCGCGTGGTTCTTGTGGCAGATACCGACGATGACGACGGCGGATTTCATAGGTTCCACCCATCAAATCTTCGATCAGCATCCAGTGGGGTTCCTGATTCACCCACGCTGCATTTGGATCGTTGACTTGCGAGACCTTGGCGAATAATTGCCGGTCGTAATGTGAAAAACCAGAATACACCGCCTTAATCCCGCAAGTCGATGTTCCTAGTTTAGTCTGCGCCTGCAGCAGTTAGAACCACGCTGTTCTTGCCTACCTTGATGTCAAACGTGGTGCCAGGATCAAGGTTCATGCCTTCGATGTAGGCACTACCCACGATCACTTTGCCGTCAGATTGCACCTTGGTTTTGTGCGTGAGCTTACGGCCCATGCGCTTATTGGGTTTCAGGTCAACGCCTTTAGCCTTTAGCAGTGCTTCGTAAAAGGTGACGAAGTTGAGCCGTTCGGTGCCGTCTTCTTTAATCGTGACGTAGCCGCATTCCCGCACTAGATCCGAACGGGAAGAATCAGCCATTGCTTTAGTCTTAGCAATCAAGTCTGCGCCTTCAAGCATGTTCAATGAACAAAGGTGAACAGAACTTAGGGTAAATGATGTCTGCGTTGTTGTCTAGCCTATGTCATGCAATAGCCGGATTCGCAGCCTTCCTCGGGTTCCCAGCCGAACAATCCAAGTTGTTCAGGGATTACATCGCGCAAATTCAATTCC